GTGACGTTCTTCAGACTGCGGACCCCGGCGATGCCACTCGTGGCACGCTGAACGCCAAGGCGATTGCCGCAGCGGTCACCAACCTGCGTACTCGTCGTTCTCGCCCGATGGCGGGCAACAACTTCCTGGGCATTATCCACCCGGACGTTGCGTTCGACATTCGCACTGAAGCTGGCGCCAACACGTGGTCTGCGCCGCACGTGAACGTTGACACCGCTGCTATCTACCAGGGCGTTACCGGTAGCTACGCGGGTGCCGACTTCATCGAGACGGACCAGGCGACCACGGCCACGCCGACGGCTGACCGGGTTTACACCTGCTACTTCGTTGGTCACGAGGCAGTCCTTGAGGCTGTCAAGATCGAGCCCCACATCGTTGTGGGTGAGGTCATCGACCCGATGAAGCGCATCATGCCGGTTTCGTGGCACGGCCTTCTGGGCTACTCCATGTTCCGTCAGAACTCGGTGCAGCTGGTCAAGGTGGAGTCGGGCCTGGGTGCCATCGCGGTGAACCCGGGTACTTACGACCCGAAGGCGTAATCGGTTATCTAGGAGTGATCCTTATCTCGGGGAATCCCGGCCCTTTCCGGGCCGGGATTTTCTCGTTCTAAAGGAATTGAAATGGCTAATGCTCTGTTTGATCCCGGCCGTGAGGGATTCCTCCTCGGTGAGATTGACTGGGACACCGCAGTCATCAAGGTTGCGCTTGTTCGTGGTTATACGTTCACGGCATCACACAAATTCGTCTCTGACGTGACCGGTGCTGGTGGCACCCTTCACGCTACTTCTGCCGCCCTAGCTTCGAAGACCGGCACCAACGGTATTTCGGATGCGGCTGACGTCACGTTCTCCGCTGTTACCGCGAATGCGTCCTCGCATTCCTTCCTGGTCTTCCAGTCCTCGGCTGTCACCGGTGGCGCTGACGTCGCTGCAACTGCTCAGCGTCTCATCGCATGGATTGATACGGGTACCAACATTCCAGTTACCCCGAATGGTGGCGACATCACCATTGCGTGGGACAACGGATCGAACAAGATTTTCAAACTGTAATGAGAATCCTCGCCGCGCTTCTAGCGCTCATCCTGCTGACTCCTGCACCGGTTAATGCTGCACCCGGGGACGTGAAACTGGAATGTCCGATCTCTCAGACGCCGGTTGTGGACGGGCAGACTGTTGTCTGCGTGTACAAGGTGGAAGCCCCAGTCTCCACTACCACTGCACCCACTACTACTACAACGAGTTCTACTGCTACACCGACTACTACCCCGCCAACGACTACGACTACCACCACGACCCAGCCACCTCAGCCGACGGTGCTGAAGGGGTGGAACCTGACGTATCAGAACACGGGGCTGGCGGCGTACGGCCTGACATGTGACGGACTCGAACCGTATACCGGATCTCTCAAGCCTGCATCGGGCACGGTGATTTCCGGTAAACGGGTGACCGGACCGCTCGACCTCTCCAACGGAAACATCACTGTCGAGAAGTCGTGTATCCGTCCGCAGTCGGTGGGCTATCACAACTCGTTCCTTGTGACCACCACTATCTGTAGTGGTGACTCCTGTTACGCCACTCCTACCGGGGGTGTGGTGATCAAGGATTCAGACATCGACGCATCTCGACTGAGTGCGTCGACCATCGCTAAGTCGTGTGCATTCCTGGGTGTGGGCACTCTTCAGCGAAACCGTATGTACTCAATGGGTTCGGGTATCTGTTTCTTCGAGACGGGCACCGTTCACAACGCTCTTGCTGAGAACAACTACGTGTACGGTCTGCGCTCGTATGGCGACTCGCACAATGAGGCAGCCACCATTCGCGACTTCCGTAAGAACTCTACCAACACTCGAACCGTCAAGTTCCTGAACAATCGTCTCGACTGTTCCTCGGGTAACACGACTGCCGCACTGTTCATCCAGCCTACATGGGTTGATATCTATAACGGTCTCATTCAGGGAAACTACCTGGAGGGTGAGGGATACAACCTCTACATGGAGAACAAGGGCGGTATCTACGGGAACATGCGTGCGATTGACAATCGCTTCCGTCCGACCGGCTGGGGACCGGCCGCTACTCCATCTGGATTTGGCTGGGCCGCATGGAGCGACAACTACCGGTACGACGCCACAAAGCCAGACGGCAAAGGTGCCGTCGTAAACCCCTAGGAAAGAAAATGTCCGCTGGTGTCCCGTTCAACAAGGACGCGGTGAACAACTCGCTGGGCAGTGTCGTTCAGCAGGTTTACGCCGCCCTTGACAATGTGCGAAAGGTTCAGGCCGCTCTGACTGCCACCCCGAACCAGACGCTGTTGGACCTGGGCTTTGCTCAGGCTGACATTGACAGTATGAAGTCGGCCTATACCGACCTCGATAATCTTCGCCAGGTGTTTGAGGGTGGGAGAACTCAGGCTGTCGCCTATGACTTCCGTACCTTCGCCAAGCGACTGATCGGAATTGGTCTGTACTAATGCCCACGTTTGTCGCCGAGTATGGAGATGTCTGGAACGATGCTACATCTCCGAAGACCACTTCGGTCACGGTGGCCAACGGTGATGGGCTTGTGGTGGTAGGTGTTGTTTCCGACCAGGGTGCAACACTTGCCACTCCCACGGGTGGTGGCCTGACTTACACCCTTCAACAGTCCGTCGTTGTGTCGGCCTACTGTGCCGTGTACGTATGGACTGCACTCTCTTCCTCGTCTCAGACGTTCACACTTTCGATGTCCCGGGCGGCTGGAGACAACACTCTGATCTGGGGGTACTCGGCCCTCAGATTCTCTTCGGTGTCAGCTGTTGGTGCGTCGAGTAAAACCAACGTCAGCTCTGGTGCCCCTTCCCTGGGGCTGACGACTACCGGCGCAAACTCTGTGGTCGTTACGGTCAACGGCGACTGGAACGCGACAGACGGCACATCCCGCACGTGGAGAACCGTCAACGTATCTGCCACCGAAACCACGTACTTCCGTGATGCTTCTGCGTACACGGTGTACGTGGCGTACTACACCGATTCGGGTTCCGCTGGCGCAAAGACGACGGGTCTTAGCGCCCCCTCCGGACAGAAGTACGCAATCATCTCGGTTGAGGTTCAGGGTGGAGCAGGCGGGACTACATGTAGTCCTACCGGTATTGCCTCCGCCGAAGCCTTTGGCACCCATACCGTATCCGGTTCGGTAACGTGCAGTCCTTCTGGTATTGCCTCGCTTGAGGCATTCGGAACTCCAGTCCGCACATCGTCCATCACCTGTAGTCCGACCGGAATCGCGACTGGCGAGACATTTGGTACGCCAACACGTACCAGCACAATCACGTGTTCCCCATCCGGGATTGGCACGGGCGAGACGTTCGGAACTGCCACCGTCTCTATGACGGGTTCGTCCTCCCCGACGGGAATCGGTTCGGCCGAGGCTTTTGGCTCTCCGACTGTAACCACCACGGTTACCGTCTCCCCGTTCAGTATCGATTCCAACGCTGCCGTCGGAACTCCAACGGCTGTACTTACCTCAACGCGAAAGCGTCTGAAGGATTTGTACGTCACCACTCCGCATCCGCTTGCCGGGGATGCACAGGTGTATGTACTGCGCGAGGGGCTGACCGCTTACGGAAACTCCGCACCGCTAACCGTCGGCCGTGATGTGTCCGACGTGAAACTCCAGGGAATGACGTACGTATTCCGTGGTGGCTACGTTCATGAAACAGAAGATCCGGCCATCATTCAGTTGTGGTTGGATTCGGGATTCGAGGTAGAAGATGTGTAGGAGTGGGTGTCCGACCCAGGATCACGATTCGTGGGGTGAGTGTGCTCGCGCTGCCAACTTCCACACGAACGGCGTTCATCAGCGGACCGAATACAAAGCATACGACAAAGAGCTGAACGATTACGCCTCCGCAAGGATGGTGGGTCTACAGCCGAAGACAACTCGTCAGCGTGATATCGATCGCGCTAAGCGGGAAGCTGGCGCGTAATGACACCTATCACTTTCCAGCAGATGATTGACAAGACGATCGCATACCTGAATGGGCCGAGCACCAACCGACCCAAGCTGGGTACTCGAACCGTCATCAACGTGACTGGAACCACAATCGACGATCTCACCATCGAACCTGCTGATGGTGCTAACTCTCACATGGGTCCAGCCCTCTTCGAGATGGAGGGCGGATGCTTGGTGTATGCATCGAACTGGAATGCAAACACCGGGGTATGCGAAGTTCCATCCTGGGGTAACGGATTCCAAGGAACGCCGAGTGCTGTAGGTAGTCCGAGCTACAACACGATGGTTACCGTCAATCCGAACTGGCCACGGTATTTCGTGGGGCAACACCTGATTGACGCCATCAACACCATGTACCCCCGGCTTTATGGGGTCGGAACTCAGATTCTCACGTCGGAGACGATGGCGGAGAGGTACGAGGTCAACTCGGCCGTAGAGGAAATCCTTTCGCTGAAGATCGAGGGCTACGGCTCCACGGCTCCACGGCGAGAGATTAGGCGTCGGTCACTACAGACTGTCAACCCCGATGGAAAGCGCTATCTGTCCGTCAGCCCTATCGGAGTTCCGGGACGTCCGATCTACCTGACGTATAAGAAGCGACCGGTACTTCCCACGGATCCACGGGATCTCACCTGGGACTGGGAAGACTCCACCCTACCCACCACGGCGTCGGACATTCCGAGCATCAAGGCGGCCCTGACCTTGATCGAGTCCCCCGAGATGGCAAAGATGCAGGTCGCATCCGTGGAGCAGTCGGAACGATCCAAGTACGTACAGGCGGGTACGGGTAACGCAGTATCCCGTCGACTTCAGGAATTGTTCGAGCGTCGCATGGCGGAGGAACAGGATGCGCTGAGTTTCCTCAACCCTCAGCGTGCATCGGTGAGGTACAACTAACATGGCTGTTCGCAATTTCACCAACACCAGCACGGAGGGTTCACTCCTCGGGGCTATCGGCACCGGGGACACGACCATCACCCTGTCTGGTACCGGCCTTACCAGCATTCCTACTCCACCGTTCTATGTGCGTATCGATCCCGATACCGC